ATTAATAGATAGAATTTTAGTTGATGATAATCCACAAAGAAAAGCCGAAGTACTAGCAACTATAGAAGAGTCTTATAAAATGTTAGAAAAAGGAATGGATCCAGGAGATATTATTGAAACATTTAAAAATACATCTAGACGTAAAAATGCACAAGGCGGCCTAAACTACTTGATGGGACTATAATGTCTGAAGTAAACAAGATAGCAAACTACAATCAAATGATGTCTTGGTTAACAAGACCATCTACTCCAAAAACAGAAACTAGAGAAAACTTTGCCGATGGACCTGACGATCCTTCTAAAGTAGATGGTAGAACTACCAGAGGTATAAATGTTGAAAGAAGAAATGTAATTAAAAATATTTTAGAGCAAGATATACAAGATTTTAATAAAAATAGAAAATTATATCCAGATCAAAAATATCCTTTAAATTTAGATAAAATTCAAAAAATTGTTAAAGAACAGACTGGAACTCTACCTGATGCTTATCTTATAGATGAATCTTTAGAAAAATTAGATCCAGAAATAAAATCAAATATAGTTAAAGTAGAAAAAGGTGGCACTACAAATTTAACACCAAAAGAAGAAAAATTATTTGCTAATAGCTACAATAAAAAAACTATATCACAAATGGCTACTGAGATTACTGGTCTTCCCTATGATAATAAAATAACTAAAGCTAAAAATGCGCAGCTATATAGATACTATTTAACTCAGAAAAAATTAGGAAATATTGAAGAAGTAGTAAAAGGAACTAGACCAAAAGGTTCCACACCTAAAACGGAAAAAGGTTTTGGAGCATATAAAAAAGCACAAAAAGATTTAATGAATTTAGATCCTGATACCTATAAAGATCTAACACCTGCTCAAGTTGATGCAAGATTAAAAAAAGCAATACAGTTTTCAAAAGTAAGAGGAGCATTTGATGTACCTACATCATTGACTCCAAGCTTCGAACATTTTCAAGGAATTACTCCTGGAACAATTACTCAAGATCCAAATGCTTTAAGAAAAGTAGGTATTACTACACAAGATTTTAACTTTAATGTTTTAGGAGCTAAAGCAAAAAATAATATTTATAAAACAATTAAAAATGAATTACGAACAGCTAAAGAGGCTGCTAAGTTAGGTGATAATAAAGCAGCTAAACAATCTTTAAATACTATTAATGAAATATATGATGACGTATCTAAAAAATTAAAAACAGTCGCAAGAGATAAATTACCTAAATATAATTTAAATAAAAATTTAATTAAAGAAACAAACTTAAAAGCTGTAGATTTTGATGTAGAAAAAAGATTGGGAAATACAATAGAAAACTATGTAAGATTTGTAGCAGCAGGTCCTAAAAAAGATGTTGCTAAAATTAAACAACCTAATTTAAAAAAAGCTGTGCAATTGGTTAAAAAAGGAGATGACCAAGCAGTTAAAGATTTAATTGATTCAAGATTACCTGCGGTAAGATCAGGTCAACTTTTTTCAAAGTTACTTCCAGGATTAGAACAAATAGCACAAGGAATAAAAAACATTCCTGATGATATTGCAAAGAAAAAATATTTTACATTAGGTTTAAAAGCATTAGGTCCACTTGGTACTTACATTGCAGTTGATGATACTTATGAAGCATTGAAAGCAGGGAGACCTGTTGCCGAAGCCTTGGAGTATGGTTTGATTGGAACCAATCTAATTGGTTCTGCAAAAGATTTAATGGCTCTTTCTCCTGAAGAAAGAGAAGCAAGATCTGTTGTTAAACAAGCTGAGATGGCTGATCAAATTGCTCAAGACGAATCAATGTTAGATAGTGATTTTGAAACTCCAAAAGTTAAATCAGATTTAACTAGAGAAGAAGCAGAAGAAAAATTTGAAGCTGCTAAGGTTAGAAGAAAACTTGAAAGAGAATCACAAGAAGCAGATATTGCTAAAGCAAGAGCTATTAGTATGAGTGGTTTAAAAGATTTAATAACAGGTAAAAGATTTGCTGGTCAAGAAATGCCAACACAATATATGGCGGCAGGTGGACGTATGGGTTTTGCAGATGGACCAGATGATCCTTCAAGAAGAAAGTTTATGAAGATTGCTGGAGGTATTGCATCTATACCAATCGTAGGTAAGTTTTTAAAACCAGCAATGGTTGCTGCACCTAAAGTTGTAGAAGTAGTTAAAAGAGGTGTAGATGGTACACCAGAATTTTTAGGAGATCTTATAACTAAAATTGTTACTTTCGGAAAGAAAAACTTTACAGGTAATAGAGCAGATGAATTTGCTGACCAATATAGATTAGATGATTATGTTGTTACACAACAAGGCAATAAAACAACAATTAAAAAAGTAGATGACAAAGGAGAGTTTGGTTACAAAGAGCATGAGATGGAATTAGACATGGACCCTGAGACCGGAGGCGTGACTTATAATGAAGCAAGCGTGAGACCTGATGCAGAAGGCAAGCTTAAAGATGTAGAAGAATTTATAGATGATTTTGATTTAGAAGAAATGAAGAAGTATACCTATGACGAATAAATACCCAAAGAAACACTTATTACCTCCTGAGTCCGGACCCACGCCTCAGGGGTTGAATATTACATATAATACTGTTAAAACAGTCAAACAATCTGGAGAAAAAATAAATGGCGGATATAGACAAAGCACTTCCGAACGAAGTCAGAAAAGAATTCGAACTTCCTAGTGGAGAAGAAGTTCAAGAACAAGTAATTGAAGAAACTGAAGCACAAGAAGAATCTCTTGGTCCAGTTGATATTCAAGAAAATGAAGATGGATCAGTTGATATAAATCTTGACCCACAAGCTGCAACACCTGAAGGTGGTGACGAGCATTATGCAAACCTTGCAGATTTTTTACCAGATGATGTACTTGCTAGTTTAGCTTCAGACTTAAATTCTAAATACATGGACTACACTTCTTCTAGAAAAGAATGGGAAAAAACTTATACACAAGGTCTAGACCTTTTAGGTTTTAAATACAATAACAGAACAGAACCTTTTCAAGGAGCTTCAGGTGCAACTCACCCAGTGTTGGCTGAAGCTGTTACTCAGTTTCAAGCATTAGCTTACAAAGAATTATTACCGGCAGATGGTCCAGTTAGAACACAAGTAATTGGTTTATCTACACCAGAAAAATCTCAACAAGCTTCACGTGTTAAAGATTTTATGAATTATGAAATCATGGAAAAGATGAAAGAGTATGAACCAGAGTTTGATCAAATGTTATTTAATCTTCCTCTTGCAGGTTCTGCTTTTAAAAAAGTCTACTATGATGACATGGAACAAAGAGCAGTATCAAAGTTTGTTCCAGCAGATGATTTAATTGTTCCGTACACAGCTACCTCATTAGATGATGCGGAAGCAATTATTCATCGAATAAAAGTTTCAGAAAACGATTTAAGAAAACAACAAGTCGCTGGTTTTTACAGAGACATTGATTTAGGAAAACCAACTACAGGTGAATCTGATATTGAGAAAAAAGAAAGAGAGTTGGAAGGAACTTCTAAATCAAAAGAAGAAGATGTTTATACATTATTAGAATGTCACGTGGATTTAGACTTAGATGGTTTTGAAGATTCTGATCCAGAGACTGGTGAGCCCTCAGGAATTAAAATACCTTACATTGTAACTTTAGAAGAAGGGTCACGAGAGATTCTATCTATTAAAAGAAACTATGAAGTAGGAGATCCATTAAAAAAGAAAATACAATATTTTGTTCATTTCAAATTTTTACCAGGACTAGGTTTTTATGGTTTTGGTTTAATCCATATGATCGGTGGATTATCACGTACTGCAACAAGTGCACTTAGACAACTATTAGATGCAGGAACTTTATCTAACTTACCAGCAGGTTTTAAACAACGTGGTATTAGAATTAGAGATGATGCACAATCAATTCAACCTGGTGAGTTTAGAGATGTAGATGCACCTGGTGGAAATTTAAGAGATTCGTTTATGATGTTACCATTTAAAGAACCATCACAGACTTTGTTATCACTAATGGGAGTTGTAGTTAATGCAGGTCAAAGATTTGCATCAATTGCAGATCTACAAGTTGGTGATGGAAATCAACAAGCGGCAGTAGGAACAACAGTAGCTTTATTAGAGCGTGGTTCTAGAACTATG